GAATATTTGATATATATCCATTAGTATAAAAATTACTTATATCTCTATAATACCTACCTATATACGCTTGAGATGTATTAACAGTCACAGTTTTAGTAACCGGAGTACCCACGCTTACACCATTGACATATAGCGTCATGGTAGTACCATTTAATACTGCTGCTAAATGATACCAAGTATTTGTTATTATCGAAGCAGATGAAAGTACAATGTTACCAACTGTAGCGTCAGTACCTATTTTAAAGCGAAAAAAACCATCGCCACCAAGCCCTAACAACACACCTACTGTAGTTGTAGAATCATAACTGGAAAAATACCCCCCGGTAGTTGCTGCGTTTAAATACACCCAACATTCAACAGTAAAACTACCATCTAGTAGTAAAGCGGCATTTGAAGGTGTAGTTAAATAATCCGATGTTGCGCTGTTAAAATATCCGCCCCAACCCGTCTGGCTAAACGGGGTGAAGGTTCCTTGGGTGGGTGTACCGTTCCGGGTTATAGTGAAGTTGTTGGTGCTGGAGTCAAGGAACGTGTTGTTCTGCGCCGCATTTGTACCATTACCCGGAGTGAGTAACGATACATAGGGGAACGAAGCGTCTGTAGATACCGGCGCTGCTCCCGACGATCCGAAGAGTTGCGGAAAGCTAAAGCCGAACCCAAAAGACATATCAGTATATCCTGACTAGATTGGATGCAGTCAGTGCAGTAGCAAAAACTCTGATAACCTGTACAGGAATAACAGAGCCTCCTAGCAGACCAACAAAGGTAGTATCGTCGCCTTGAGCAGTGGTAACCTTGACTGTCCCTGCCGTACCAACGTACACAACAGATGGGGAGCCAAGGTAAACAGTGTCGCTGGCAGTGATAGCTACCGCACCCCCCGGATACATCGGAAACGTAGGACTAGGGTGAGTAATTGCCATACAACCCCCTGATTAAGCAGAAGCTGGGGACTGGATGCCCGTTGAGTCAGCAACCGTGTAAACGATAGTGTACTGCACAGTGCCAACAGTTACAGTAGCAACCGTAGGGGACAGAACAGCTTGAATAATTACATCTGTTGGGCCAATACCAATACCGTTTGGAGATGCAGTGGAGGTCGCGCCAGCCCAGTTAACCAATTTAGCGGCTGCGTTAGTGATAGCCAACCTTCCTTGAGTCGTAATGTCTGAAGAGGCCCAGAACAGCGCAGTAGAAGCAGATGTGCCGATTACCACATTAGCTGCGGTAGAACCCGTAAATGCTACCAGAGTGTCAATCAGGATGTTGCCAATTTGAGCACCAGCAGGTAGCGTAAATAGGGTTGTAGTAGCTGGAGCCGCTACTGTAGTGCCGTCATACACTACCTTTTTAGTCTGGGTAACAAGCGTTGACCCCGTGTTCTGGATCGTGCCAGCAATGGTTCCGGTGGTGTTTTTGACCGTGCCGAGCAGCCACGGGCCGAGATGGGTAGCGAAAGCCATGATAGGTTCCTTACATACAAGTTAAGCGCATCAATCGGTATGTCGTCTGCCGGGACAGTTTGATGCACCGGAAAGCCCGGAGTGGCTCATTTATAGCACACTATTTTAGGATGTGCAAGAGTTTAAACAAATAAAAAGGGGGCCGAAGCCCCCCTCTTTTACCTAGCCCAAGGGCTTAGGACGAACCCGGCGAACCAAAGATGCCCAACGGGTCAGACCAGCCAAAACTGTAACGTTCACGGGACTTGTAGCGGACATTGCCCGTATCGAAATCACCGTCCATGGAATTAGACAGCGCGGTACGTTCAAAGTGCTTCAGGCCGTTAGGCACATCGGTGGTCAAGTACCAGCCGTTAGTGTCGGTCAAGAAGTGGTTGACGGTGTAACCCTCGGGGATAGAACCGTTGTTCTTCAGCGCATTGATGTCGTTGTCGGTAGTACCAACACGCAGGCTGGTTTCCAACAGACGAGTAGCAACGAACATCAGAGCAGGAGGAACAATCAGCTTGCGTGGCTTGGAAGCGATCAGCAGACCACGCTCATCCGTCCAAGCTGCGATCTGAACAACTGCGTTTTCCAACGAGGTCTCATTCAGGTCAGCCGCCGTAGAAGGGCGATTGCTGTTAGTTCCACCATTCACCAGCGGGTGAGCCGTGCTGAACAAAGCAACACCGTCACCACCAACATAGGCCGAGGAGAAGCCGTTGTTTATGATAGCAGCACCCTTGACTTGCTTGGTGTAGGACATTCCACGGGCCAGAGCCTTGGTGTAACGAGCCGACAGCGAGTCATACAGATTGTCTTCGACAGCTTCTTCAGTGATGGAGAAACCTAGAGCGATGGTCTCATGGTTGTACCGAGCCGTGAACGCTTCCTGTGCATTGTCATAAGCAATGGCAGCCCCTTCGCTCTTAACTGGTGCAGCCGAGAAACCGGACAGCTTGGTTTCTTCTTCAAAGCTACGTTCCGATTTCTCGATTTCGTAGATTTCTTTATGCTCTTCGCCGTAGCGTGCATACTCCAGACCAAACAAGGCGTTCAGGCCGGGAAGAAGTTCTTTAAGTAGTTGTGCGCGTGAAATAGCCATGGTAAGTTACTCCTTAGATACCGGTTGTGTTATTCATGGAATGGAAATTTCCGTTCCATGTGACCAGCGCTTCAGGGAACCCTATAAAGGAAACCGTCTGCGAAGCAACAGTAACAGCACTACTGAGTGTTACGGTAGTGCTGTTGGCACTTGTAACAGTAATGTAGTTACCTTGTGCACAACCCGTGCCTACAGCAATAAGCTGCATTCCGGGCTGAATCGTAGTGTCTGCCGCAGCTAGTGTCAACGTAGTGCTTGAACCTGAAGTAGACGCTGTTGCAGTAATAGTAACAGCAGATTCAAGAACAGCACCCACACAACGGAATGGTGCAGCAGCAGTCTCGATAAGGTTGCCGGAAGTTCCAGCACCGCCCAAGATTTTGCCAGTCAAGCAAAGAGCAGAGTTACCCGTAGTAGTTGATCCAGTATTACCAGTCAAATAGTACAAGTTAGCACCAACAAACGCCGGATTAATATATCCAATAACCGTAGATGTGTTGCTAAAAGTTGTAATAGGTTGTACACCCATAACCGCTTTGAACACAGTACGAGGATCATCGCAAATATATGCAATCGCGTTATTTGATACAGTGCTTGCAGGCCAGTATTGACTCTGAATGGTTTGACTCATTGAGTTTGTGTACTGACATCCAAGGAAAATACCAATCGTCCCGGCAATAACGGTAGTGGGGTTAGTAGCTGGAGTGTACGCTGAAGTGATAAGCGTACCGTTGGTTGTAATTGAAACTACGTCGCCGTAGAACAAATTAGTTGAATAGCCAGTTGCAATGGGGTACATGCGCGTTGAACCCGCGTATGGTAGACCGCCATATTCATTGACTGGTTTTAGGCCGTAATAGCCTGAGACAGTGGGATAAGCCATTTAAGGACTCCTATTATTTAGAACCTGAACCAAATCCCTGTCCACGGCTGGTTGTAGACTTGCGGTCTGCAAACAGCGGCATACGAGGGTCGTTATTTCGCATGAAGCTATTGTCCACGGACTCCATCTGATTGGAAGACTGCTTGTCGTAGTACGTTTGACGGGACTGTGCGAGTTCAGTAGGCATCTTGCAAAGCATGAGTCCACCAATTTCTACGTTCCCGGTAGCGGCACTACCTTCAATCATCAACTCCGGATGGTCTTTCGCCTTCACTGGCTCCCAGCCTTCACGCATCTGTCGAGATACGTTCGTGGGGTTAGCCTGACCTTGGACATGTGTTCCAATCCAACGATAAGAATAACCCGGCTCTGGGGTCGGATCGGGCAGCGCGTTAGGGGGTACATAGACCATCCTAGCGGATTTATCGCGTGATACTAGGTCACGGGGGATGCGAGTCTCAGCCATTAGAATTCTCCAGTTTAGCTACTTGAACAGCATATTGTTGTGGGGTCAGTCCAAACTTCTTCGCCAACGCAACCTGCGTGGCTGTAAGCTGAACCTTCTTTGGCCCTGTCGAACGTGTCGCAGAGGCAACAACAGATGATGGCCTTTTGGTAGCTCCACCGAAAACTTCAGGGAACGTAGACTTCATGCGGGAGTCAATTCGTTCAAAGTATTCGTCTGAACGGGGATCAATGCCCGAGTTCACTAGTTTTTGATGCAGCCCTAGTGAAAAGCTGGTTAGTTCCTCGTTACCCGGAGCGCCGAACCACTGGTTTTTTGCCTGCCAGCGCAGTGTTTTATCATCAGGTTCAACCGCTACAGGTTGGGATTTCCGTATTTGTACATCATCCGAAGGCGTTTGTAAAGGGGCTGGGCGAAAATTCTGCGCCGAGATCAACTTTAATTTCGCATCCGTCAATGCTTCCTGTGCAGCAATTATAGCATCAGTGTCGAAGGCTTCCTGTGCCGCCTTGTAGTTGCGCCTTGCCGTTTCCAACTCGTTACCAGCGGATTCCTGTACCTTTTCTGCGTACTGCTGGGCACCTGTGTTGGCATATTGCTTCAGTTTCTTGTTTTCGTCAAGCAACTGCTGTGCAAGATTCTCTAGTTCCTGCTTTTCCCGAACTACGGACTCTTTTGCCCTGCGTTCATCGTGTCTTGCATGGGTAAGTTCCTTGATTCGACCCTTAACCTTGTCGGAATATGAGTCCAGTTCCGCATCAGAGGGGTCTTCAACCGCCTTATCCAGAGCTACGCGCCCACGATCACGCGCTGGCGTGTCATCTACGATCTCAATCTCAACTTCCTGCTCCTTTTCAAGCGCAGCCTTGGATTTCTCCTCAATTTCGTCGGGAAACTCGTAATTCTCAGCCATTTTTACTCCTTCAAGCGCGGGTTAGCCCACGAGGGTCTTGCACAACAGCGTCTATCTGGTCATCATTCAGAAGACGGAACTCTTTGCCGTAGATTTTGAAGCGCGTACCTGAATAAGTACGCACCAAGACGAAATCTCCAGCCTTACACCATGCTCCACCGGGGAACTTAGCCTGATCTTTGTACGCATCGGGGCCAACTTTCACCACAAACAGCACGGTAGTTGCGTGT